CACTATAACAGAATATATTAGTTAAAAGTAGAATGTCTATCGCCCTTTTACTCTTATTTTGATTTATTTTTACTTTTTGCTGTTATTTTAGCAAGTTCTTTTTGAGTATTTCTATCTTTTTCCTTCTCTTTTGATTCATGTAATTGCTGTTTTGATTGCAAAAGAGCATCAGATTGTGTTTTAAGATTAGCTAAATTTATTTTAGTTCTTTCTCTTTCCAGCTCAAGTTCATCAATAATACCGTTGTTGTCCAAATCCTTTAATAGAAATTCACTATTTTGTTTAATGGAACCTTTGATTTTTTCTAATTGAATTTTATAAGCATACTCTTTATCTATTTTAGCCATATCAAATGCACGTTGCGCTTCTTGTGCTTCTTTAGCAGCACCAAGTTGTTCTGTTTGCATTTTTTGTGCTTGTTCTGATTGTTTTTGAAGTTCTGATTCTTTTTGCATTTCAGATAATTCTATTTTCCTTCTCATTGAAGTAAGTGAAGGATTCATATAAATATCTAAAATTTGTTTAAATGTAATTTTGTCATTTTGTAATCCTGCATGAGCAAATTCTTTTAATGATGAAATAAGCTCTGCATCATTTTGTCCAGAAGTTAAAATAACTCCAGCATCACAATCCATTATATCATCATTTGCTTCTATATTAAATACTTGATTTGTTAAATCATCTGAAACATACTGAAGTATTTTTTCTTTTCCCTTCCATGCGTATTTAGCAGTTTCTAAAAGAATACCCATTGCTTTTACTTTTACCATGTCGTGTAAAGTAAAATACTTTTCAGTAATTAAATTAGATTGCACTACTGCCCTTTCTACGCCACGAACAGTTTCTCTATTTTCAATATTACCCTCACGTTGTCTTGATATACCTGCAATTTGACCCATTTGGGTTTCGATAAATTGCAACATCATAATATGTTGTTGAATATAATTTCCAAGATCTAAATCAATAAAGGAACTACTACCAGACATTGATCCTGCAAGTTTACCTTGTGCAGCACCTCTTACACCTTCATTAAAACTATCTTCTACAATCCAACCATTAACTTCAGCGTAGTGCATCCATAGTTGCGGTGTCCAACCATCAGGCATTTTAGATAACTCTAATTTACCAATTTTACCTTTAGCTCTTGCAAATGCAAGTTCAGTACGATACATAAATACGTTATAGAGGTATTGATATGGTTTCATCCTATCCATTAGGGATTTGGATTTAGATACATTTGTATTGTACGCTAAACCTACATATCCCGAAGAACATTTTGAAATATTATGAATAGATCTGAATTGTATAGGTCGTCTTTGTATTTTAATATAAATAGCTTTTTTCTCACCATCTAAAGAACCTCCACCAATACGTGTGCCTTCCCACCATTCATTAATCCATACCCAAGTAACTTCTTCAGTCGGTTTAACTTCGTATTTTTCATCAACTATTGTTTCAAAAGGATTACCTTCAATATCCCAGTATTTTAATTTACCAACTTTTCTTTTTGATTTCCATACAACTCGCATTACACGAATATTACCTTCACTATCATAAGTACTTTTAAATTGACCTCCTGATCTAAGTTGGCTATCAGTATCAATTATTGCTGATTCAAAAGTATTATCAAGCATAAAGCTTGCTTCTTTTTCACCAATACTAATTAGTGAATTTCCAACAGTAGTAAATCCTTCTTCAATACAAGTTATATGTTCATTAGATAATTCTTCATGAAATTTATCAAGTATTTGTCCTTGTGAAAAATGTCCATCTTCAATAATAATATCAGCATCATCTATCCAAGGAGATTCACCAGATCGTATTGTATGAACATTTAAGGGGTTACATTTACGTAATACAGGTTCTCCCGATTCAATATCAACACAATAAATTTCTTCTCCTGCAATAAGTACATCTTCAAATCCTCTAGAGAATTTTTCTTTTAATCCTTGATGATAATATAAATACTCAAGGATATGAGTAGCTCTACGTTCAACAACATCCTGCCATTCATAATTCATGTAGTTCTTAAAAGAATCAATATCTCTTTTAAGTTCTTCTTTATCTGGAGCTTGGGGTTGAGTAACTTTTTTAAATATGAATTTTTTTAGTTCATCTTTCTTAGCTTTTTCTTTTTTAGAAATAGCTTCATCATTAATAACTTTTACTTGATATTCAAATCTGCGTTTACGTTCTTCGCCAACAAGTACATCAATCTTAGGTACTACCAATGGATAGTTTTGCATTGTTGCTGGAAAGGAACCCTTATCAAATCCATAAGGATTACATACCTTTTCGATTTCATTTGTATTGAGAATATCATTATACAAATTAAAATTGATTTGTTTATTTGTATATGATGCTCTAATTAACGGATCACGATACATTGCTAAATCTTCAGCAGCTTCAACAACTTCTTCCCCCCACTTTTTAGTTTTTTTACTATCAGATATTTTTTGTTTGGGAAACGTTTTATCGTAATAAACACTTGTGAAAGCCATAATAATAAAAATGTTGTTTACACAAAATTATGCAAATTACCTCACTTTTTATAAAAAAAATCTTTTTTGACATAATTAAGCATGGGATTTTGATTGCCCATTGCTTTAAACCAAAAGGGATCTTGTGTAATTTTGTTTCTTTCTCTACGATGAGAAGTTTCAACTAACTTTTGAACTTCTTCTCTGTAAATCAATAACATACCCATAGCAGATACTCTATCGAAGTTACCTTCCTTATTCCAATTTATATACTCTTCTATTAAAGCAGGTGATCTTAAAGTATGTAAATTAAGTAGTAGATTTTCTTCGTTTTCTTTTTCATTTTTATCTTCAGATATTTCTTTCTGATGATAAGCATCTGCCAATAACCATTTCTTACTAAGACCTAAATGCCAAGTATTTACAGAAGCAGTTGCTGAAGTTCCATACATCTTATTACCTATTTTAGATATGGTAACATTCATTACATCTCTCAGGATTTCAGGAGTTTCTGCTAATAAATGAAGACAATTTTTATTTTTAAAATATCCATAAAGTCCTTTTTTGTTATTTTCATAATTAACTTTAGCATTATAATAAAGTAGTAACAATCGTAATTGTTTAAAGTAATCTTCTGTAATTTGCGGCCTACCAGTATATTCAGCTACTATTTGTCCTGTTAATGTATTCATTACAAATGTAGATAGTAATGAAGTTGTACCCGAACCATCATCATCCACAGGATCGCATCCTGCTATGTATCTGAAACTAGGGATCTTACCATCAGATTCAGAAACAGGATGTGCAAATATTTCTATTCCGCCAGCAGTATGTTCTTTATGTGGAAAAGAATCAATAATCTTTATATCACTACTTACTTGATGTTCTACTGATCCCTTAACAACAGTCATAAATCCTTTCCAAGAACTATTTTTAAGTTTGGAACTGGTTTTTAATTCTGATAGTTGCTGTCTTAATTCATAAGTAGGAAACATTGATCCTTCTCTACGCATTACTGCTTCTTGTGGAGTTATAGATCTATCAGCTATCTCCTGAACAATAGTATTAGGATCTGAAGATTCAGTTTTAATTTTCTGTCTATCTTCAAGTATTTCAACAAGTGCTTTTATTACATCACTGTTTCCATCTTTATCATAACAATTAGATCTGTTTAAATATTCTCCTACATAAAATGCACATTGTCCTGAAGGACTTACATCATATATATTTTCAAGACCTAAAATGTTGTACCCTTTTGGAAAATAAAAAAATTCTTTTGATGCTTCAAAATCTGCACCCTCTGTACCACCAGTACCAAAACTAATCATGTAACCAAATACATTTCTACCATCTTCAAGTGACATTCGAGCAATACCCCAAGATTGTTTTAAATTTGGAAATTTACCATCCTCTTCCCACTTAATTAGCTTACCCCTCTTACCCCGTGCTTTATCTTGATCATTTTTGAGAGATACTCCCATTATTTCAGATAACATACCTGCATCAACACCAAGAGTTTTATTTGTATAACCCATAATGATGTGCATTTGTTGATCTGCGTTCTTTAAACGTAATCTTGGGAAGGGAGTGTATTTAGCGTTCCAATCTAATATATCAACAGCTTTATTAAAAATACCATCTTTATATAAGTATTCTTTTTCAAAAGCCATAGAAAAAGATTTACTTTTTGGAATATGAATAGCATTTCGTGCATCTAAACTTGCACCTTTAAATGAATACCCTCTACCTCTGGTTTTAAGTACTTTTCCATACATACCAGAAGCTTCTCCTTGTTCTATGTAATGAAAATACCAATAATCAGAATCCCAAATGTTTGGAAAATCTTCTACACGATCTGATTTTATTTTACCTTCTGCTGATTTTTCTCCTGTTCCTACAGTAATCATTATAGGAGCATAGTTCCAGTAGAAATAATTATATCCACTTATCCACTCACCATCTGATTCACGAACATACCCCTCTAAACATCTTCGTTTTTCTTCTGTCCAGAATTTAGCGTATTCTGATTGTGGATTTTTGTTTGGAAAAAAATTAGTATATTTTCTATACTTTTTAAAATAAGTAACTGACGGTCTGAAATATTCCATATCAGTTAAGATATGTGGATTAGCTAAATCAACCGCTATTTTACCTTTATCATCTTTGAGTTTATCTTTAGCATACTTTCTATCAACAGCAACTAATCTTTTTAATAAGGGAATTTTTTCAACAAAATCATAAAATTTTTCTAAGTGTTCTGGATCTAACTTTGATAAAAGTTCATCAGTTATATTGGATTGATATTTATTAGTTACTATCATTAGTCCATTCCATCTTCAAATATTCCTTTTGATATACTACCTCTTGCGTTACCTTTTTCTTCCAATTCTTTTTTAACTTTTTTAGCTGTTTCTTGTAATGAATCAATTACTTTGGGTATTTTAGCTAAAGTATCAGCTATTGATTTAGCATCATTTACATATTTACCCTTATCATCTTTTTCATGAAGATCAATAGTACGCATAAAATTTGATAAAGTATGAGCTGCGTGTTCTGCATCTTCTAAAAGAATACTACTTATTGTTTTTGTTCTTTCCTTATAAAATTCAATAGCTTCTTCTATTTCATTATCTATTTTCCAATTTTCGGGTAAACCTCCTATTTGATTAAGTATTTCAGTTGTTCTTTTTTCTTTATCAAGAATATTATTAAAATCCGATCTACCATCAGCAAAATAATAAATAAAAGCTAACTCAGCAGTAGCTGTGGATTTATCTTTAAATCTATCTCTTTCCCACAATACTTTAAATGGTTTAAGAGCTAAAGCTTGTGGAGAAAAAGTAAATGAGTAATCTTTAATTTCAAATAAAATCA